ATAACTGCCGACATAGCAGCACTTGGAAACGATAAAACAATCATTGGATTGTGGAGTGGTTTGTCGCTTGTGGATGTGTTTGTAATGGAACAGAAATACCCAAACGAAGTCGCTGAGTTCATTCGTAATTTAGCGAAGGAAAGGAGCGTGAAGCTTGGCAATATTGTAGTTGATGCTGACGGATTAGGAATCGGAGTAGTTGGTATTTTAAAGTGCCAGTCCTTCAACAACGGAGGTCGTGCAGTGGATAGCGAAACCTATATGAACTTGAAAGCGGAGTGTTATTTTAAGTTAGGAGAATCGATTAATTCAAACAAGATAACCATCACTGCTGACCGCTACAAGACTGAAATAATAAAACATCTTGAAGTAGTCAGAATAGCTAATATGGATCGTGAGAGAAAAAAGCAGGTGACGGGTAAAGAAGAAATAAAAAAGAAACACGGCTTCTCACCTGACTTCGCGGATATGATGATGATGAGAATGTACTTTGAGTTGTATCCGAATTATGGCAAATATGCAGTTAGATAAATTAAACAATAATCAAAATGGAATTTAACAAAGAATCAACGGGCATTCCGCCTGAAATGTGGGACGAACTAAAGAACTTTGTCATTGACAGACGAACGGTCAACGACTTGAAGTTGAACCGTAAGCTAGTCAAAGAAACTACACTAGTGCCTAATCCAAGATGGCCTGGTAGATATTTGACTCAAACGAAATACGTTTGGAAGGATGGCTTTATGCCTTCCACAACCTACGTAGGGACACCTGCCTACTTGCTCAACCTAGTATCAATGTATATCAATGACTACGGTTATGTTGTTACGGGACAAAATGAGAATGGACACTGGCAGCTTTACCGTTCTGAAATTTCTTGGCAGTTACCTGACGGGACAACCCACACGGAAAGCGAAAAGTTAGTTACTATTGTGCGTGATGGTGCGTCTGTTATGTTTGATGATTTCGAAAACAAGAATCAATGGACGTTCAACTGGGTAGTGAATGGTAAGACAACCGTTCTCGAATATGATGTCGCAGAAATTGCGGAGATTATGGGCGTGAATGAAGACACCGTACTCCAGATGCAGAACGACTATTTCGATGGTGAAATCAAAGATTCCGAAACGCACATCACTAACATATTTCCACACCTAGAATTTGATGGAGATATCTTGAGAGGCACGTTCTTCGTAAACGAGAAAGAGTGGAACACGTTTAACTACTCGCAGCTGCGCACCTGCTATGGCACGAGTCAGGGAGATTTCAGAACTACTTGGAGATTATACAACGGTTGCGAAAGACCAGCGTACGCGACTGATGCCGATAGTACGGGTAACTTTGGCGAGTGTTGGAAGTCTGCGTATATGACTAAGGACAACCCATACGCATTTGAACTTGACGTTAACTCACTTGTTGACGTTGACTATTCCAAACCTGCTCACATCAAGTTCACAGTTCACTTTTTACCGCTTACTGGTAAGGAGTTTCGACTTGAAGCATACGCTAATTTGAATACAAAGAAAATTAGTTTAACACCTTTCGCTTAATTAACTAGTGGGCGTGATTAAGTTTGCGCCCACTTTTTTTAACTTAACACAATGAAGAAACAAACTACGGTTGAATGGTTGTATGAAGAATTAAAAACTTGCATACATAGAGATGAAGTAGCTGACTTAATTCTTGATTTGCAAGAACAAGCCAAAGCAATGGAGAAGGAGCAGATTATTGATGCCTTTATCAATGAAGATTATATACAATGGGATAAACAACTGAGAACAAGGGCAGCAGAACAATATTACAACGAAACATACAAAGAACTTGAACAATGAGAAAACTAAACGAAACACACGTAGTAATATTCATATCAGTTATCCTGCTCACTATCTTTTTCATTCTACTTTCAAATCGAAAACCTAAAGATTTGTCACCACTTGAAATCGAAATACAGAAGCTGGAGAAGAAACTTGAAAAGCAGGAAAGAATGATTCACGATGCGCTTATTGACATTAAAATGATGCGCGATACTGTCTACTATTACGAATCTAAAAAGCCAATCATCACTAACAATTATTACAAAAATGAGAAAGTTGTACTCAGCTCTAATGATAGTATTAATGCTATCATTCGCAAGTCAAATCAAAGCGAGTTCGAGCGCAGATACTTTAGTGGTAGATACGCTCCAACTAAATAACGACCAAGCATTCAACCTTTGCTACTATTCGTTAGAATATTGGTGGGCGTATGCCAAGATACAAGATTCTATATTGATCCATAAGAATGCCATCATTGAAAAGTACGTAGAGATTACGGGCATCCAGTCTCAAAAAAATGAAGATTTAGAAAGCATTTACAACCTGAAGAAACAACTTGAGATGGACGAACAAGCTAAGGTCTTGAATGATGAGATTGATAGAAAAAAGAAATGGCGAAAGCGGACATTTATCGTGTCTGCAATCGCCATACTGGAAGGCGCGATAATTTATCTTATCGTTTCAATTTAACCCCATCAACTGCTCATTCTCACTTATTAATTCGAAGTCATAAAAGTATGCTTCGCTCCCGTCCATTGATACAATATAGATTATCATTTGCTTCCTGATGATGTAACCCGTTACAAATCGTAACCGACTGTCAACATCACTGCGACAATAGACGATGTCACCAATGCGATAGCGCACCTTCAAGTTCAAATCTATCATCATAGTATTTGCCCTTCGTGTATTCGGAAATTCTGCACGTTGAAACCTTCTTTGCCACGCTTAGTTACAACCGCAAACCCGTGATTGTATTTTGCGAACGGTGCGTATTCAGGAGTTAATTCACTAAGACACCCAACGCTCCAGCACGTAGTTAGTTTGCCGTTAATATCCTTCTCCGTATGCTCACTAGTTTGATGCGAATGCCCACAGATTGCGCTTGATTTCGCCCTCATATAAAGACCTCGCGCCACGTTTACGGGCGAGAATGTAGACTTCCCAAATTCGTGACCGTGTACCACCGCTAATGAGTTAATTCTAGCTAACTGCTTACCGTGAATAATGTCAATTCCGAACTTGTCAAAGTCTAACAAGTTACACAACTCAAAATCTTCAATGCCATCCAATGCACTCGCGTTCTTGCGGATGTATCTTTCGTAGCGTTCCTCGTGATTCCCCATCTTCGCGTAGATTCTTGCCTTTGGAAACTTGAACCGCAGGAAAGAAAAGAATTGTTTTGTAAGTTGAATCTCTGATCTAAAGGAACGCTTTGTTCTGTCCTTTTCAAAGCTACTAATCTCGTAACAATCTATAAAGTCACCGCCCAACAAGACAGTATCACATCCGTTCTTTACACCGTAATCAATTGCTAGGTGCAAAGCTTTGATATCGTGATATGGTATATGCACATCAAACAACATAAGGACTTTCTTACCGTCAATATCGATAATTGTTTTATCCTTCGTGTCTGATTGTGGTAGATGGTGTGCTACCGGTATCGATTCATCAAACTGCTTTGGACGATTCTTGCAGGTAACGTGACGATGGTACTTGCTTTTAATGTTTCCAATAGTTGTGTTGTACTTCTTGGCAATTCTAATGTTGAAAGCAGTTAATGTCTCGCCATCTTTCTTGGTTTCAATCTTGAAAATTTCTTCCCATTTTGGTGCGTAATTCATTGTGAATCATTTAAGTTATTAAGAAAAAAGAAAAGGAGCAACTGCTCCTCTTAGATATTTTTATATTCTGCCTTAGCATTAAAACAAGGACAAGCTTTAGCCACATTTGGGAAGTCTTTATGCCCTTGAATTATCGCGTTTGGAAACATTGTCTTCAATGCTTTCAACCTTGTCATCAGTTGTCTTTTCTGCGCATCAGTTCTGTTGTCTATTGGCTTACCTAACTTATCTACGCCACCGATATAACAGATGTTTATAATCGACTTATTCCAACCCAAAACACCGTTGGATTGTTGAGCAATTGATAGCAGCTGCGTTTCTTTGCCAGCTGCTTCAATAATGTAGTGATATCTTGGTGACTTCCACCCTAACTTCTCCCTCCAATAGCGTTGGATAGCTTCAATCTTTGCGTCTTGTCCAGTTGCGCTGCAATGAACTACTAGGTGTGTTATTGTTCTCATTCGCTTTCAATTTGGAATTGTCCTTTTTCGTCAAACGATTTCAGCCTTTTCAGAATCCACTTAGGAAGTAGGTCGGGCTTTATAGCACCAATGTTTTCAATGATACTAATTGCTTCTCTTACGAGTAATGCTGCGTAGCATAGTTCTTCTACCCACAAAAATAGTGATTTAGTTATTTCATTGGTACTGAAATTTGTTAGATTGTGTACAACTACCAAGAAGAACGCATAGAGTACAGACTTAATAATCATTCCACCAAACCGTGAACTGCTTAGAACGTGATACTTCCAAGCCTTCCAAATGCCGAGAACCGTATCAATGAAAATCATTATCACTAGATAGATAAGGAACGACCAATCGTCGAACACATACGTATTAAAAAAAGCAGCCATACTGCTCCAACTGATAGCAATGAGCAGCGGCATTTTCATTTTAAATAAATCAAGATACGGATAAAATATAGATAGCGAATCATCTCTCATAACATCAGTCTTTTTTCTTGTCTGCTATGAATTTTTTAAGTTTGGCTTCCACTTGTTTTCGAAGTGCTTTGCCTCGTGTCTTCTTACCTCCACCATTTGCAGTCGTAGTTGTTGTCATATGGATAATTGTTTCTAGTTGATAAACTATTGCCCGTGCTGAACACCATCTTACCACGTCCGTAAACGTTCTTAACTGGCTGCGTTTCGGGGAACGTGCTAGATGAGTATTCAGGAAATGAATTATTATTGTGGCAAAGATAGTCAACCATCTTCTTCGTGTAGTGCAAAGCTTTACCACGAGCATCGTCAATCAATCTATCCAGTTCACTTTGTGCAATCACTTCGGAATCTTCACTCGTGCGTTTAACCAACGATCCATTATCGTTTCGATAGTACATCGCAGGTAGTAACTCTACCATCACAAACCATACTAACGCCTTTCGTATGTAATCATTTCGAAGTGTTAAGTACACACCCGTAATAGACGAATCTGCGCTATCATCTTTGATTTTATTCCACAAGTCAGAGCCTAAGTATTGCTCCATATGTAAGTCTTGCGCCACGTAGATAGCCTGATAGATTCTATTCGAATCCACTGCTCCGTTTACATTAGTATATTTCTTTACATAGTTCTCGTCTATGATACAAATTTCAGCCATTAGTCAATGTTTTTAAGTGAACCTCTGTTTGGTGTGTTAACGGGACGGATAGATTCTTTGCCTTTTGGCTTCAAGAAATCTAAGCCGCTATCCTTTACACGCTCGTCGTTTTTCAATCCTTTGTTCGGCAGGAATTTACCGTCTTTTCTTTTTCTAAAATAGATTCTTCTAAGCCAAGAATGGTGACAGTATGCACCGCCTTTCCAAGTGAATATGTCGTATGTGCTTTGTCCTTCTGCTGCGAACTCTTGATTCACTCCACTTGCACTCATATCTGCTATGTCCTCATATCTGAAAACCATACCTCTCGCACTATCGCCTACCATTTGTCTACAAAACTTGCGTGAGTTTGCGCTTATGTTCTCTGAATATTTGTAGCGTAACTTATACAATCCACTATCGCCCCAATTACTCGCCTCGTTTGGATTAGCATATGAACCATAAGCCATATTCACGTTCTTTAATCCCTTAAAATATTCAAGTTCTTCAAGACTTCCACCAGCTTCTTCTTCACTCATCAACTCCCATTCTTCCTCATCTACTATCTCACCAAGTTCGCTCAACTTATTTAACCACTTATCTTCTTCTTCAATCGTGAACTCTGGTGATTCAGTTGAACAACATACTTCAGTTGCTACTTTTTTTTTTAAGTGAGCAGAAAGATTCTGAACTGCCAACGCACCGCCACCTGCGAAGAAAGCTTTAGCGACATCTTCAGGTAACTGCAAGAATTGAATCAAGAATATTGTTGCTTGTTCTTCTGTCAAGATTCCTTCTTTCACTTTTGCGATAATGTCAATAGCAGAAGAAATCTGCGCACCATTATAACTCACATCTGCCGCAGTAACATCTGAACTTGTAGTTGTTGTTGCTACTCCTGCAGCATCTGCGTTAACTTCTTCGCCATTGCTAACAATGAACACCGCACTTGATGAATTAGCAGCTTGTAATATTGTCTCTGCTGCATCAGTAATCAAACGTTGTGATGGTTCAATAACTTGCTCATTGAAAATCTTAAGAGCAGTTTCCATCTCATCTTTATTCGAACCCAATCCACCGCCCTCGCGGATACCAAAAAGCAAAGGAGATGTTACGCGATGCGCTATCATTATTTGACGAGTGCAAACATCTTCAAGATATTGATATTGTTTGTCAGCATCAGTGATTGGGAATGGTGTGAACTCCGCTGCTCTGTCTCTGTTCTCATTGAACATAAGAACGAACTTACCAGCGTTGACTGCGCCACTTATATTTCTTTCGATATCGTGACGCACCATATCCATTTCTTCTTGCGTCTCAGGTATGCCATTATTCATCGAAACAACCATCGATGGGAATAGACCATTCTGAATGTTATTAACGTGGAATAAAGCTATCTGACGCGACAACTCAATATAGTTTAAAGAAGAAATGTAGTCAGGCTTTCCGTAGTAGTTAGCAGTCGAAGAATTTTTGAAACAGAAATAGACTTGTCTCGGATTTTCTTTTTTGCTTTTCTCTGAAAACAATGGTATGAACTTAGGTGCATTTCTGCGCTTCTTCAAATTTGACCAATCATTCGAATACCATACACCGTTTACATCACCGCTTTCTCTATTGATACCTATTCTGCAATTCTCAAAAGGCAAATGTTCAACGAATGAAATCTCACCGCCCAATGTCCAGACTACCTGCCAAAAGAAGCCACCGTGCAGCTCTAAATCTAGAGCAGTATTGTTGACTGCTGAATCAATCTTTAATGATTTGATAAGCGAAGCAGTACCGACATCTTGTGATGTGATGCCTTTACCTGCAATCATCTGTGAGATTGAACGAACAAGTGATCCGTGAACTGGAGACTGCTCAGCTAGTTCAAGGCAGTATTGTGGAAATCCATTTCTATCACCGTAATCAACCCATCCTTTTGAAGATTCTTTTTCATCACTAGACACCTGAGTGTAGTTTGACGAAAGGTTGATTGATGTTATCTTATTAATCAATGATGATGTCATTTGCCGTAGTTGTTTCAACGACATCATAATAAGTGCCGTTGTCTATTAATTCTAAATAACCAATCTCTACAATACCAACTATTGACGCATCTTCATCGTCAATATTTGTGGACGAATTTTGTCCATATACCACATAGCGATACCTTCCTGCCTGAGTAAGTGTAGATGTCGTAACAGTTATGTGAGAGTAACCGCTTCCGTCAGTTATAACTGTGGGAACTTGATTCAATTTCTCACCCGTTTCGCTATTTTCTTCTCGAATAATCGAGAGCATATAATGCGTGAAATCAGCCAACGTATATCTGCCCTCGTAAAGTGATAGATATAGTGACTGATTAGCAGTATTCGGTAACAAGTATACCATATAAAATACAATATAAAGTAGCGGATAAATCTCTCAATATATCCGCTACTAAATTACGAATTAATCCTCGATTGTGATAGTGCCGAAAGTAGCATTATCGAAAGGAACAGAAGTATAACTCTCCAATCTTGGAGCGCGATATCTGTCCTCAGCTGAAAGTGTCAAAGTATAACCATTCAAGTCACCTTTTGCTGCACCAGTTGAGCCGTTTCCACCGCTAACAAGCACACCTTCCTGCGCACCAACCATCCAAATATTTTGGTTAGCATCTTCAACAAAAACTATCCAACGACCATAAGCCAAGTTCTGAAGTTCAACTTGTTTAGTTTGAGTAAGTTCTTTTAAACTTGCTGAAATAGTTGATGTCCAAAACACCGAACCCGTATCAAGGTTTGCAGTTGTTTCTTCAACCCAATTTCCCGTGTTACGATGCGGCACGTACTTGTAGATAGTCATCGTTGGCAAATCCTCAACTTGACCGCTTGTAGCATCATAAGCTACGCCACCCATCACCGTTTCCCAATCAGCGAAGTAAAGAGCCTTCACCCCACCGATGGTATCATTACATCCAAGACCAAAGCCTACTGTTAAATTACACATAGTATTTTTTTTTTAATAAAAAAACGGATGGGTGTTTAACGCCCACCCGTTCTTTAAAGTTATTAATTCAATTATGGATTAACGTATCCCAATGAGATGTCTGCACCGAATCCGATAGCAGTACCACAACGGTAACGCATTGCAACACGCACGTTATCTGAACCGTCAGTCATTGACATATCAATCACTTTCGCTTCGTTCAAATCAGAAAGCAAATCAGTTCCGAAGAACAAGTTGTCTGCTTCAGAAGCAACCATTGTCGAATCAGGAATACCTGGACATACATAGATTTCGTAACCATCAATTAGAACTGGAGCATTCTCAGTCGCGTTGTATGTGAATTGGAAACCAAGTGTGTTGATTGCTTGACGATAGAACTGCGCAGTCTTACGGTTAACGTAAAGTTTAACTGTATCTGTCTTACCAATCAATGTTGATGGCAATGCTGCAAGAACTGATTGCATTTGCGCTATAACGTTAGATGCAGATGTAGCTGCTGAGAAGTCAACATCAGGAGTACCTGATTTCGCGTTGTCAACCAAACGAAGAAGACCAGTAAAAGCCGTGTAAGTTGGTGTTGCGTTAGATGACGCAGCATCAAAGTTACCTTGCCACAAGTTGTACTCGATAGCCTCTCCAACTTTTGCTGCAATGTGAGCAAGCATAAAGTCTGCAAACTCAACTGGCACAACGTCATTGATGAATCCTGCACCAGTGTTGTAAGCTTCCCAATCTTGAACAAATTGCTTTTTGCAAAGTTCAACATTAGTATTCAAGTCAGTTGTTGTAAGTACAGTTTCCGCTAGAGTAACTGAACCTGCAGTTGTGAAATCACAAGTAGCAGCAACTACCAATCCACTTGAAGAAAGTTTCTTGATAACCGCTTTCCACTTTACGTTTTCTTTGATAGCGATGTAACCCTTAGCAAGAGTATCGCCTGATAATATAGCAGCTTGGATGTACGGAAGTGCTAATGCACCTGCGTATGAAGAACTGCTAATAGTTAATGATGTAGCCATTTCTTAATTATTTTTTTAGTGACATAATCGTCTTAAGGATCGTGTCGTTTTTAGTTTGTTTTTTTGAGAAATTCACCGCAGTTTCTACTACTGCTTTTTCTTCTTTCACAGATACCGCAGCTGCTTGTCTAGACAACTCAGTCGCTTTAGCTTGTGAAACGTTTAGATTGTTTTTTACTTCACTCAATTCTGCACGAACAGAAGCAAGTTCAGTTTCTTTTTCTGCGAGTTGATTCTTGATAGATGTCAACTGCTCATCCATTGCTGCAATAGTTGCCGCGATGTCTGCACTCATTTCTTCAGCAGCAGGTGCTACTTCAGTCACTTCAGTAATGAAGCCTCCGACAGAAACGAGAACCATTCCGTTGTCAAGCGTATGCTCTCCGTCAGGTGCTGGTTGTGGATTTCCATCAGAATCGATAACGTAAAGTTCTGCTCCTACTTCGAATGATTCGTTAGGTGTTGCCACCACCGTACCGTCTGCAAGAACTCCCTCCATCGCCATCTTAACTTCAATCACTTCAGAAAGCTGAACGCCTTTGATGTTGTGCTTTTTTAGAATAGCACTCAATGTTTCTATTACTTTCATTTGTATTGATTTTACACTTGATAATATAGATGCGTGTAAGTAGTATACAAATATTTATTAACACTAAAAGAAAAGCCCGTCACTCTTTAGTAACGGGCTTCTCGACCTTTAACTTAACAAAATACAATTAACACAATGAACACAAACACAAATTAACCTTGCAGCGAAGATAGGTATTTTTCTATCTCAACTTCCCAACTTTCTGCTATTTGACTTCTCGACATTTCAACACCGACTTCATTGAAGAATCCTTCAATCGAAAATCCTTTTATCTTACCTTCTTTCACCTGATTCCACACCTCGTCGTTCTCAACCTTCACACCTACAAACCACGTACCGTTGGGCAGTTCGAAACCTAGTGCTACTGATTTATCACTATCACCTTCCTTGAGCCACGATTCTACTACCGTCAATCCAGTTACTGCAAATGTATGCTCTACCGTGTGGTTATGTTGCAGATTCTTTATCAAGAAATTGTGCGCAACTTTTTCAATTAGTTTTGAAGTGAACTGAGCGTAGTAAGGTGTGCCGTCACCGTCTTCACGATAGATTAATTTATCGGGAATCAATGCAGCACCGTACACCATTCTGCGTTCTTCTTGAATGGTTGACAGTTGTACTTTGTTCTGCGCAGATAGTGCGATAAAGTCAACCTCTATTGCAGGAAATTCTACGAGTGAAATTGCTTGAACACCAAGAAGCCCAGCTTCATCAATGTCATATTGTCTAACTTCTTTTTTCATTATAATACTGTTTGGTCTTTAACTTTTTGATTAGCTTCCATTGCAGATGACACGTTACTACTTAGCACGTATGCTTGAACTGCTCCAGTCTGCGCTGGTCTATTATTCAAGAACGATGTGTTCAATGGATTGAATGAAGGTGTAACCGATGTCATTGAACCGCCACCACCTCCACTACCAAGTGAACCACCGCCACCGCCACCCGATGAACTACCACCACCACCGCCTCCGTTGAATTGTGTCTTAGCAATCTTTGCCACATTAGCAAGACCTCCTGCAACTGCAAGACCTGCTGCTATTTGTGCGCGAACTATTGACGATGGATCAAGAGGATTGATTTGAGAAGCAAAAGCTTTCTGCGCAGATAAATAAGTAGTAATAAGTGTTTGCGCTATTGATGCTGCCTTGTTTATTTGGAATGCTCTCTTTGCAGATTTCTCACTTCCATTATTAAACACATCGGTAAGCGTTGAAATTAAAGTCAACGAATCTTGAATAGTTTGTATTTTGAAATCTGTTATAGATTGCAGTCTTGCCTTTTCTTTTTCAGCCGCTTCTTTGTCCTTATCCTCTTTCTCCTTGCGATACTTTTCTTCAATATCAGCAATATCTTTTTTCTGCTTTTCTGCGAGTTCTTTTTCTAACTCAGCGTTACCATTTGCCAATTCAAAAAGCGCATCGTATTCAGCTACCAGTGCGCTCATTTCTTTTTCTTTCGCATCAGTAACTAACGACTCACTTGCTTTGTAATAGTCCTCTTGTTGCTTTAATCTCGCAGCATTCAACGCTACTTCATACGCTGCATCTTCTTCTTGCCAAGCAAGAATCTGTGCGCTTATTTCTTCTTGCGCTTTAAGGAGAGCATCTGCTTCCTTCTGCGCATCCGCTTTTCTTTTGTCTGATGCCGCCTTTGATTTAGTAGCATCTTCTTTATTATACTTATCAGTTATCTGTCCTTTCTTAACAAAGTACGCATCGTTGGCAGCTTCTAACGCACGTTCGTTATCTCCTGCCATACTCATCTGTTTGGCATACCATTCGTCCAAACTTTGCAACTCAATTTCTCTTGCGCTTAACTTCGATTGATAAACAGTCTTTTCGTTTTCAAGAATCATTCGATTGAGATTCGCTATCTCATTGAGCGCATATATCTCATAGTCTACTCTTTGCTGCGCATACTTACCTCTAAGCGAATCAAGTTCTTTAGCTTGTTCTTCACTTAGACCGTAAGCTTGTCTCTCCATCCACATCAAGTTATCAATCTTCTGTTTAGTATCCTTGATGTCTTCCTGCATACTTTTCTTTTTCAAGTCTGCAAGTGCCTTCTCATTTCCTGCTGCCTCTGCCATTCTCAAACGCTCAATGTTGTGACGTTGTTCGTTTGATTTGTCAATAGCTTTATTCGCTTCGTCAACATCGTTTCGTTGATCGTCAAGAATTGCTTTTATTGCAGCACCAATAGCTACAAGTGCAGCAACAAGTAAGAATATCGGATTGGTAAGTAACGCAGTACCGAGTGATTTTAATGCACCACCCAAACCTTTGATACCATCCATCGCACCTTTAAAAGATAAGCCGCTAACTTGACCTGCTAATCCTTTGATTGAACTTGTGACACCTTCCAAGTCCATATTCAAAAGCCTATCTTTTAGCAGACTGGCGTTGTTGCCAAGACGTTCAAAAGCACTTCCTGCATTCGCGTTCATTGCTTCAGATGCATCATTTATTTGGTCTTTAACTTGACCTGCCTGAAGTGCTAACTCTTGAAACTTGGATGAGTTAGGGTCGAGCGTAGCAAGTTCTTTTTTAAGAATGCGCAGTTGTGCCGTTAGATTCTCTACGCCATTACTCGCTGCCGATACGTTGCCTTCTGCCATTATATTACTGCTTTAATTATAATATAAACAATTGCGATAATTGGACAAAGCTGAATCGTCCACTTGAGTACATTGAACTTCGCTTTATTCTTCAAGTGACATTTGCCCTCTGCGAACTTTGACGATTCTGTCTCGCCCGTTATGCCTTGCTTTTGCAGGTCAAACATTATGTTTAAGTTGTCGTGTAGTTCTGTAATTCTCGTCATTTTATTTGAGTGTATTTTAGTATGCCACTTATCTCAACCGTGTATGGATAGCCACTACCTCCCGTCATTCCAACCGCCAGTCTATGTTGCGCAGTATCTGTTGAAACATCAACCGAACCGCCTAGTGTATTCAAGCCACCAACCTGCGTGATGGTAGTGATAGCACTAACCGCTGCCGTTGTATTTTTATAAATGTGAAAAGCAAAGACTGCGCTATGTTTAGTAGATGCATTCTGTGATACAACAACTGACAATTCACAAAGCCAAGTCGTGCCGTTGTCAAGATTCAATCTGTCAGTACGGTTCAAAAAGATTTCAATTTTGTCACCCGTAGCTGCGTAAGTTCCTCCTCCGCTAAATGACAATAGACCACCTTGCGATTTTGCTAGTGATGAGTTAACTCCAAAGTGTACACCTCTTTGCTTTGCGTACACTCCCTGACCTATCACTAATGATCCACTAGCTTCTGATTTAACCATATTGAAATCACCTAGCACCTGCGATTCGTTGTTGCCTATTTCTACCACGTTACCGTTACCACGAACTATTGGTTTATTAACTGCTTCAAACGATTGATTACTCAACTGCGATGGTCTGTCACCACCACCGAAAGCAAAACACTTCTCGCTATCTTCATTCCAAGTGTAGCCGTATAACTCGCAGCAAGATTTTGAACCATCAAGATTATCAGTAGTTCCGTCAGTAAACCTTATCTGACCATTTGGTGATGATGCATATGGTGTGAATCCACAAGCTTCGGGTATGTCAATAATCTTAATTAACTTACACTTAGTGTTAGTCATTTTTCCCACCACATAATCACTAATTTCAAGCACTCTCCAATAGCTATCCTTAATGAATATCACATCACTGAATTGAATTGATTTATAGTCATTCAAATCAAGTGTAAAGTATGCTTCCATAATACGCGACTGCTCATCATAAATTTCGTTATAATACCTGCGCCAAAATCTATTGAATAGATTGTTCACGGGAAATGCCGTGTACTGCTGAAGATAAGTTTCGGGAGCGAAGTTTAAATCATTGCTACCCACATCGGGAATGATCATATCCGAATGACTAAATGAATAAACGGTTGTCAACACTCCTTCCTCAGCTACCTCGTCATAGACCGCTATTTGTGGTTCTATGCTTGACACATACAAACACCTCGCGCCCACGTTTACAAATGCACCTAGACTGTCTACGAACTTTGGTATAGGTAGATTCGTATTTGCAACCTCATTGAGTGGTGTACTCGCAAAGCCTAACTCCATCACTTCTTCGCCAGTTGCAAAGTCGTTATTGGTTTGATATAATTCATAGTCACCAAACACACGCTTACCAATCGTCACAAATAGCTGAGACAAGTATTCGCCACCTGCCTTATACGTCCATCGGAATCTTTTTTTCTGCTCGTCAACTGGAGCATACAACACTACGTCTTTTTCGTAGTCGAGTTTCTTTGTCCAATCCGCAGAACCGCCCGACTGCAAATAATCATCCATTGTCTCGATGATGATGTGGTTCGGATTGTTCTCGTCGGGAATCATAACAAGGTTGTGCATTCGCACGATGTCGCGCACAAGTTCTGCCTGACCATAATCAGGAGCGTTTAATGCTCCGCTAAATGTGCCACCTTGCAGAATGATTCCGCTACTTGTTGCAATCAAACTCAATCCGCTGCCGTAACCTACTATATGGTCACCGTATGTGTGCCAATCGTTTGTTGCTTGGTCGTAATATGTGTAATCTTGCAGCAGATAAATCATCTCAATTCTTTGACCGTATCCAAGAAGTAATGTTGGCGTAAAAAGATTCTCTGTTGCATACCAATATTCAGGAGCAGATGCACTCCACAATATCTCTCCAGTGTCAACATCTCGAATCGATACAGAAAAAGAGTTATTGCCAAACTGAAAAGTTGTCCAATCATTTAGGTACGTGCTGAACCTTACACCGAATTGATATGAAGCTGCGTATGGTGCAGTGAATACAAAGTTAGCATCCACGTTGCCACCGTTATCCGCATACTCAACCATTGATATATCAGTCAAATCAAACGTGCCACTTGCCAAGTTAGTAGCATCATCTGCTGCCAAATTGAAGTACGCACTATCTGCACCTTCAAGTGTCTTCAAATCTTTGCCCGTTATAAAAGGCATATGATATCCACTGATAATTGATTCAAGCGAAGAAGATTCGTATGTGAATCCTGCATCACTAAACACCTCATCAAATAACCACTTAATACTTACAAATGGTGTAAGTTCACCAATATACAACGGATTCTGCGTTGAGAATATAGGTCGCGCTCCTGCTGCCCAGTCCGCTTCTAACTCGCTCCACTTTTGCCCACGATCTGTAAGACCGTATAAAAGAATTCCATCAGGATTCGTGTTTGGAACGGGAAAGTTTGAATAAGTCATTTCGTGGTTTAACCCACTAATGTTTGTCAACTCAGAAATTTTCTTGCTACCAATAGCAGAAATCAAGTTTGGAACCGTTGAAAAAAAAACGATATCAGCCTCGTGCCATCTTTCACCTTTTGAATAAACACGCTTAACTTGAATGTGACCTTCAGCTATTGGAATAGTGTCAACCGTTACCGTTGCCTTAACTCGTGTCTTGAAGTTAAAGTTCGTTTCGTTTGGATTCCAGATAGCACTGAAGAACTCACTATTGCGTGAAGTCATTGGTATTCTAAAGTCACGCGAATAGCCACCTCTGGTAGTGAAGTCGGAGATGCTACTGAATTGCTTATTCAGATAGATGCTTTCTGCTTCATTCAAGTCTAGAATGAATGGCTCGTTAGCTGAATTATATACTGTTAGATGAATCATAAATCTTCGTTTGAGTAACGCACACGCAATGTTAAATTGTAGACCTTACCGTCTCGCGTTCTGCGCGAAGTAAAGCCATTGTCTTCAATAACTACGGGCAAGATACTACCATCATCATTGATAATATACACCGCCTTACTGCGAACAAGATTCTTCAATAGTGCAAATTCATTCTCGCGGATATAGTCGCTAGTCATTGTAAGATAAGTTCGCGTTTCAATATCACCCTCCATCAATCCTCTGTCAGCAGTATTATAAGTGAAGCCACTACTAGCAGTTGAATAGTTACCTACCACACGTTGCACTCTCTTTCTTTCAACCTCGATTGATTCTTCATTCTTCTTATCGAAATTAAAATAATCAAAGCCACCGCTAACTGGAGACCACCAAGCCAATCTAACATTTTCATAAATGCAATTAGACGAGTAAGGATAGAACACGTACTCTGCACTTAGTTGACTTGCGCCCGTATTGTTCACAACAGTCAACGAATAATATTTGAAGTTAGGATAGTCCGAAGGGTCAATAAGTGAAGTAGTGCCTTCAAGTGATTTCGGATAGGCAGGTATCAGAACAAGACCGTTGTCATCAATTGCTTTAGTCGCAAAAACATTTGTACCCGTACTTGTTACAAGCTTCATTTTAACAGATGTCGCAGTTGAGATGCCGCTATCCTTTGCGCTCAATGTATCTGCGTAGTCTGTGATATAATATAGATTGCCATAGTCCATATTATTGTCACGAATCGGAATGAACACACGAGACGAACTCGCGGTTAATCCACTCGGCATAATTCTCGGAATATGTGTGCCGCTATTTCTATCACCCATCAATAACTTAGTGATACCATCAAGACCATATCTGTTGTCAGGATTCGGTTTGTAACCGTCCATATGCGCATAGCTGCACGGTAGCAAGTAGTGATACTTTGTTGTCGTAGTCGCTTGGATAGTGAACACACCTGCCACGTTATACCCTTCCTGCATTGTCACCTTATAAAGGTAGTATGGATAGTCACTATCTCCATAGCCAACAGAATGCTCATTGTCAAATGACTTGTGCCTAATATCCATTCGATGTTTCAAGACTGGAGACAAGTCCAAGATACCTTGCGGAGTAGCTTCAGGTGTTGGCGGAACGTAGATAGTCGATATCAAATTTGTCGTGCCTTCGTATATTTTGAATACAAATCTAAACCCATCGTTTGCGACATTGCTAGATGTCAACCGATAGATTAATTTTTGCCCAACCTTCGTCGCTGAGTACGGTTGTTCTTGAACTGTTATAGCCATCCCTCGTTTATTTTTTTAACCACGTATTTTTGTATTGTATTTGCGATGTCCTTACCTCTAATTTCTAGTTCTGCATCTATCGCATCTCTCCAATAATGCACACCTTCAAATCCATCTCGTCCTATTTTTTTACTGATTGCAATTGCAAAACCCGTTCGCCATTTGTCCATATCATCTACTTTGATGAACCTACCATCCGCACCTCTCGGTTTGATGTTCTTGTCCGTTATCCATTTAATCAATGACCTTGATGGCGGAGGCGTTTTACCTGCTCTCCTGCCTTGTTCAATTACATCGGCATAAGCTTGTGCGCCCTTCGAATAAAACTTCATCTCAGGTACACCGCCACGATTAACCAACCGATATCTTAATGATCCGTGAAGTTTGCCCGTAGTGTTAGTCGCACTCGTGTAACTGCCACGCACACCTTGACGCTTTCTTTTTTTCATCAAGTTATCCTGCGCTCTCTTTACAATCGATGCGGCAATATCACTCAGCAATGCTTCAAGTTCTGCGTCTATCTCCATCTTATTCTGTTGAGTTTAATTCATCTGTGAGAATAGAAATATCTTCTGTAAATTCTTCTGCTCTAATAACCGCGGCATTGAACTGGACATTAGTCAAGTCAGTTACAACGTGATTAATAGTCGGCTCAACATCTCCGCACATACGTTTAGCAGTCACTCTATTTACAATAATAGAATCATCTATTGTGCTTTGATATTCCGCATCTACACAACTTTGATATGTACAAAGAGTTGACGGATTGCCATTTGGTAAAACGAATGTGCTTACTAATTTTATATATTTCATATTACACCACCTTTACAAGTTATTCCAATGTAGTCAACAGTTGTTACTATTGAAGTAGTACCTACTAATTTATTTACACCAACAACTGGTGCGCCTGCATAGTTATTTGACACTCTTACAAAACGACTTGAAACTGCATAAGTCATTCCGCCATCTGATGAATAGAAGAATACACAATCCCCAAGATTATTTGGATGATATGTTCCAAGTACAATAGCATTAGTTGTTACTGCCAACGAAGTTGTGGTATCGGTAATTAATGTACCGGCAGTATTTGACGAGTAATTTCTCCAAAAAGCGTTTCCATTTGAAGCATACCAACTCATACTACCAACGGTAGTTACACCAGTTGTATTACTTCCTGCACTTATGCCAACACCAAAAATAAAATCTTGTGCTGCCGTTGGCAACTGATTTAATCGGATTCTTGAAACAACACAATATTTGGAATATGCTCCAGCACTTGCAAAAAAACCACTTCGCCCCATTGACTTCAATGTCACACTATTATTAGCAACTGTTCCCGTAGTCAATCCGATTGTGCCAAATCCACCAATCATTTGGTCATCATTTCTTATGATAGCACCAGTCCCACTTGCAAGACCAATATTAGTTTCTCCAAAGTAACTTGTAGGAGAAGCAGCATTAGGTGCGCCGAGCATATCGTCAAAAGCCATATGCCCATTTTTCAAATTACTTGAAAGAACACCCCAATCTGTTCCGTTATGAAGCAATGTTATTTGTTCGCTTGGAAATAAGAAGTATGCACTTCGTCCTTGAAATCTTAATCTATTTGCAGCACTTGAATTTGTACTGTTCTGCTCTAGAATAATTAAATTATCTGTTGAACTATTTTGAATCGTAACCATACGACCAGCATAACCACCAGCTATTCCGCTATATACTTGCACCTTGTCAGTATAGTTTGCATTTATGCTAATTACTTTTTGGTCAGCCCATCCAGTAGGTGCATAATTATCATATCTCGCAGATGTTTCTGTCAATGAAAGAACACCCCAATCCGCTGATGGAATTGATTTATTTTCCCACAATAAAGAAGTTGAATTGTAAATCAACCCTTGATTATTTGTTGGCGAAGTAATGCTAACATCGTGCAGTTCATCTAATTCCCAACCGTTCATAACCTTCACATAGATAGAACCATTGACTGCGTGAGCATACTCAACATATCCGATAACAACTATGTGACCTGCGCCCGTTGGTTTCACTTTAGTGATTTGTCCTGCCGTTGTTGGTGACAAGTATAGTACATCACCATCTGCCCACGTTTCACCTTGCAAAGAACCCGTAGTATTGACATCCAATAGTTGACCAACAGTAAGAATAAAACCTTCCTGATTAGTCGCTATCGTTTCGCATACAAGACCAATAGTATCAGCTGAATTAACATCAGTATTCGCTCGTGCTAATGCAACAGACAATCTGCCGCCCGTTGCACCGCTAACTCTTACCGCTTGATAGTTTGCTTTTGTCAGAGTTGTGTTAGGAGTAACTTTATTTACAATTCTTGCTACTAAATCAACACCGTTTTTCAAAGTGACATTGCCACCCTTGAGTAATGTCTGTGAACTACCGATAGTATTATTCCATTCAGTAGCACCTACCACGAAACCTGCTCCCGATGGGCTAACATTTAGCGCGATATGGTCAGCAATTAGATTGTGCGTTCCTAAGTCAACATCTCCAGTCGCGCCCGTGTAAGGAACGTAACCCGTCAATGACGGAATGCTTGGCTTATTTAATATCTCAGCAACGCCACTCGTCGCATTCCAATCACTATTGACTTGCTGAACTATCTCATCAGTTGTTGCAATGGTGTAATTTCCAGTTGTTTTATTTGGAAATTCTAATTGAACATTTGCATTTGAAAGATTATTGACTGATAGTATACCTGCACTTGAACCATCCGATAGTGTCAACTGACCTTTAGTCGTAACTGATATTTCACCATACGCACCAGTAATATCATTATAGACTGCTATAACTTGCGAAGAAACTTGACCGAAAAAATCATTTGCTCCTTCAACAATTAAATCGTTGGTTGTTACATTGTCGACATCAGTTACATCTTGAAGATTTGGAATGGATGCAGTTTCAATGTTCCAAACGGCTGCCCCAATAGTCGCATCCGTGCAAATGTAAGAGACACCATCGTCGAGTATCCATCGAGAGCCAACATAGAATCCTTTTGAACTATCGTCAGTTACTACGGGCGGAATGTTGAACTTATAATTGACAACGCGAATAGAATCACCGTTGCCGTTCATCACGTACTGGCTACCTGCTTCCCACTTTAATTCATATCCAACGCCACAGATTTGAGCGATACCTTTCGAACCGCCCGTACCTGCATCGATAGTACCTTCTCTAAGTCTTGAACTATTGTCTAACAACACGCCACCACCTGCGCCAAAGATTACTTCGGCTGCAT